TGCTACAGCATATACTATTCTTTCTACTGATGGGGCGTCAGCGTCAATTGGTGTCAATGTAGCTGTTAATAATTCTGGAGCTGGAACAATTGAAATGGATATATTCAAAGGGGTCAGCGGACAATCAATTACTTTTGCAACAGCTACTGGCAAAATATCAGCTCAAGTTTGGACACACATAGCATTTACTTTCGTCAGTTCTACTAAAACTGGAACTTGGTATGTCAACGGTATCAATGTAGCATCATCTGCTCAACCATCTTTTGCGTACAGTGCATCTGCCCCAACATATAATTTAGCAATTGGTAGATATCAATATTCTGCACCTGCTGGATACTTTAACGGATATATCAGTAATCTACGAATAGTGAACGGTATTGCAGTATATACTGGAAACTTTACAGTACCAACAAGTCCATTAACAGCAACACAAAGTGCTGGAACTAATATAGCTGCTATAACAGGAACACAAACTAGTTTATTAACTGCACAAAGTTCTACGATTGTTGATAATAGCTCTTATGCATTTTCTATTACAAATAACGGATCAGTAACCATAACTAATAGTATACAGCCATTTGGATATACAGCATTATTATTGAATACTGTATATGGCAGTAGTTATTTAACTGATGCGTCAATTAATAACTTTACTATAACCAATAACGGTGCTGCTGTTTCATTACCATACAATCCATTTTATAGTATAGCATACGCAGGCGGTGGTGGAGGTGGTGCATATTCTTCAACTACTCCGGGTATAGGTGGATTAGGTGGAGGTGGCGCTGGAACTGCTTCAACCAATGCTGCAGGTACTGCTGGTACAGCTAACACCGGTGGTGGTGGAGGCGGTGGAGGTGGTGGAGGTCAAGGTAATAACACTACTGGTAGTGGTGGTAGCGGTATTGTAATCATTCGTTATCCAACTACTTATCCTTTACCGTCATCAATAACAGGTAGTCCAAGTTATACCATACTTAATGGATATTACATATATGCATGGACCAGTTCAGGGACAATTACATTCTAATATGGATATAACTTTTTAATTTGTATCTAAGCATATAAATATAAATATCAATTAATTTTTCAAAGGAAAACAAAAATGAGTCATTTCGCAAAAGTAGAAAACGGTATCGTTACTCAGGTAATCGTTATTGAACAAAATGTTCTTAATACAGGACTATGGGGTGATCCATCACAGTGGGTACAGACCAGTTATAACACACACGGTGGACAACACCCAGAAGGTAGACCACTACGCAAAAACTATGCAGGTATTGGTTATACATACGATAGTGTAAGAGATGTATTTTATGCACCACAGCCTTTCCCTAGTTGGATACTAAACGAAGATACATGTTTATGGGAAGCACCTATTCCAATGCCAGACCCAATTGAAGGTACATACTATACATGGGATGAAGCTACAGTAAGCTGGGTTTCTCAACAACTACCTAGTTAAGTAATCATATTTTTTATCATTTTTTATAAATGATAAGTATGTATGATGAATGTATTCCAATTAAATTATGAAACCAGACTACAGAACTGGTATGATCTAAGAAACTCTCTAAAAAACGCGGATGTTGAAACCGTATGTGTAGAAATAGACAAATGGTGGCAACATGCGCCGTTAGTCAATCATTACCTTCACCCATATGAAGTATCAACATGGCCAGGACCATGGGATTTACTCAATGATAATGAATATTGCTACTTTGCCCGTGGCTTAGGTATGGTATATACACTACTATTAATGGGAGTAACATGCATTGACTTTTGTGTCGCAACTGACGATAATAGTGAAGAAGTTGTAATAGTCCTGGTTGACAACGCAAAATATGTATTGAATTACTGGCCCGATTCGGTTCTAAATATAACTCAACAGCAATTTAAGATAGTCCAAAAGATAGATTTGGACATGATAAAACAAAAACTATAATAGGTGAAGAATGATTATTAATGTTACCAAGAGATCAGGTAAGAAAGAGCCACTCAATTTAGAAAAGTGGCAAGCACAAGTAGCAAAGATTTGTGCAGGGATTGCAGATGTAAGCCCAAGCATGATTGAAATTCGTAGCAACCCACACTTTTATGACGGAATTACTACACAGGAAATTGATAGTATTACATTACGGGCTATTGTTGATCTTATTGATGTAGAATCAAACCCAGATGTTGGCCACACTAACTACCAATATGTAGCAGGTAAACAGCGTGTAAGCATGTTGCGTAAAGATGTTTATGGGCAATATGAACCTCCCAGTCTTTATGAAATCGTTAAAAAGAATGTAGCTACAGGTTTATACACCAGTGAACTATTAGAATGGTATAGTGAAGATGACTGGAATAAAATGGATACATTCATCGATCACTCTAAGGATGAACAATACAGTTATGCCGCCATTGAACAACTTATAGAGAAGTACTTGGTTAAGAACCGTAGTACTAAACAAACATATGAAACACCGCAAATCCGCTACATGGTTGCTTCTGCAACGATTTTTCACAGTGAAGAACCAAACAGCGCAAGAATGCGCTACATCAAAGAATACTATAATGCTGCGAGTGATGGGCTTTTTACTCTCGCTACTCCTGTGTTGGCTGGCTTGGGCACGCCTACCAAACAATTCAGCAGTTGTGTTCTCATTAGAAGTGATGACGATCTTGACAGTATATTTGCTTCTGGAGAAATGATGGCAAAGTATGCTAGCAAACGAGCTGGCATTGGACTAGAGATTGGTCGTCTACGATCATTAGGTAGTCCTATTCGTGGTGGTGAAATCATGCACACTGGTATGATTCCTTTCTTAAAGAAATGGTTTGGTGATCTACGCAGTTGTAGTCAAGGTGGCATTCGTAATGCATCCGCCACTGTCTTTTATCCAATATGGCATCATCAGTTTGATGACTTAATCGTATTAAAGAACAATCAAGGTACAGATGAAACTCGTGTTCGTTTTATGGACTATGGTGTTGTGTTGAGTGCATTCTTTTGGAGACGATTTAAGAACAAAGAAAATATTACATTCTTTGATCCAAATGAAGTGCCTGATTTGTATGAAGCGTTCTACTCAAATACTCAACTATTTGAAGAATTGTATGTCAAATATGAGAAACGCAAGGATCTACGCAAAAAGACAATGAACGCAGAAGATGTGTTCAAAGGTGGCATATTAAAAGAACGAACAGATACAGGTCGTATCTATCTGGTATTCATAGACAATGTAATGAATCAAGGTCCGTTCGACCCCGAATATCATACAATTTACCAATCCAATTTGTGTTGCGAGATCCTACTTCCGACAGTTCCGTTTAATTCATTAGATGATGAGGGCGAGTTCAAGTTGAATTTAGATGATGGTACAGAAATAACTCTTCCAGGACAGCACAAAGTACTATTAGCAAATGGAGAGAAAAAGAAAGTAAGAGAATTGACAGAAGAAGATGATATACAGGAATTGATGATATGACACGGGCATTCGTTTATGTTTGGAAAAATACAAAATCTTTAAGGTGGTATCTAGGATCACATACTAGAAAAAATTGTCACCCAGACAATGGATATACTTGTTCTAGTAAAATAGTAAAACCATTAATAAAGCAAAACCCTGAACAATGGCAAAGAACAATTTTGGCGATCGGAACTCCTAGTGAAATGCTAGCCTTAGAGGCTGAATTATTAGAAATGTTAGATGCAAAGCATGATGTGCGAAGTTTTAACATGCACAATGGAGACGGCAAATTTACAACATTGGGTATTAGTTTTGTCCCAGTTAACAAAGGCAAACCTAGTCCAAGAAGAGGATTACCTAATCCGGGTGTTTCTATAGCCCTTAAAGGAAAAGCGCCCCATAATAAAGGAAAGCCTAGCCCAAGAAAAGGGGTACCAAATGAAAAAACAAGCATTAAATTAAAAGGTAAAAAACAACCAACAGTTTGCAGAATTGTTGACCAACAAGAAATGAGTATATCAAATTTTCTTAAATGGTGCAAAAATGAAGATTTTCCTAGCCTAAAGTTAAAGAAAAGCGCAAACATGTCTGTTGCCAAAAAAGGAGTGCCAATGCGAAAAGTAGCATGTCCGCACTGTGATAAAATCGGCGGTGTAAGCAGAATGAAACAATACCATTTTGATAATTGCAAATTACTAAAGGAAGAATATGAGAATAATTAAAAAAGAGTGTGTTAGAAAAGTACCAAAAATTGCACTTTGTACGCTGGGGAGTATAAATTGGGGGAGTTTTAGGCACCCAGAAGATATGCGCCGCGCCTGCCGCATTTTACATCGCAGTCTTAACAATATACTCGATTACCAAGACTTCTTATCCATTCAATCTAAATTAAGTAATGACGAGATTCGTCCAATTGGTATCGGTATCACTAACTTAGCATACTGGCATGCAAAGCGTGGTTACAAATATGGCACACCAGATGCATTACAAGATGTCAAAGCCTGGATGGAACATCAAGCATACTATTTGACTGAATCTAGTGTTGAATTAGCACAAGAGCGTGGTCGTTGCGAACACAGTGATAAGACATATTATGGTCAAGCTATCTTCCCTTGGGAACGCAGAGCAAATGGTGTTAATGAATTAGCAGACTTTACACCAGAATTAAACTGGGAAGGTCTACGAGCATTGATGCGTAGTTATGGTGTCCGTAACGCTACACAAATGGCTGTAGCTCCTGTAGAATCTAGTAGTGTAGTAATTAATTCTACAAATGGTATTGAAATGCCAATGAGTTTAATTAGTGTCAAGGAAAGTAAAGCAGGTAGTTTTGTTCAAGTTGTTCCTGAGTATCACAAACTAAAGAACAAGTATCAACTAATGTGGGATCAAACTGATTGTGAAGCATACTTAAAGACCAGTGCTGTCATTCAAGCATATGTGGATCAAAGTATCAGCACTAACACATTCTACAATCCTGCACACTTCCCTGACAGAAAAGTTCCTACAACATTGATTGCTAAGAACTTGATGAACTTCTACTATTGGGGAGGAAAGACACTATATTACTCACTCATAAATAAAGCCGGTAGTAAAGAAGTAGCAGAAGATGCACCATTAGAAGTTATTGACTTTGATGATATGGAAGACTGCGAGGCTTGCAAGTTATGATACATGTTAGAGATGAAGGCGGCATTATTAAAACAGGGTTTAACTTTTATCCGTTAACTAGCAACCAATTCGGTTTCGTGTTTAAGTTAAAGAGTTTTGTTTTATTCGCAAGATACAATAAAAAATTAGGTATATTTAAATGTCAAAAGAACAATACAATTTAACAACACCCACAGATTATCTCAATCGTAAAATGTTTTTAGATCCAGCCGGTCCGGTTACAGTACAGAGATTTGAAGAATTTAAGTATCCTAAAATTGCTAATTTTGAAACAACTGCACGTGGATTCTTTTGGGTACCAGAAGAAGTCTCGCTTACTAAAGATGCAAATGATTTTAAGGAAGCTAGTGATGCAGTGAAACATATATTCACAAGTAATCTATTGAGACAGACAGCATTGGATAGTTTACAAGGGAGAGGACCTACTCAAGTTTTTACTCCGGTGGTATCACTTCCTGAGCTAGAGGCATTGATGTTCAATTGGGGATTTTTTGAATCAAATATTCATAGTCGTAGTTATAGTCACATTATCCGTAACATTTATGCTGTTCCAAAATCTGTTTTCAATTCCATACATGATACACAAGAGATTGTTAGCATGGCTAGCAGTGTTGGTAACTACTACGACAAACTACATGTTATCAACTGTCGCAAAGAACTAGGCGAAGTGATTACAGAAGAAGATCACATCAAAGCAATCTACATGGCACTACATGCAAGTTATGCATTAGAAGCATTTAGATTCATGGTAAGTTTTGCTACAAGCCTAGCAATGGTTGAGAACAAAATCTTTATTGGTAATGGTAACATTATCAGTTTAATTTTACAAGACGAACTATTGCATAAGGGTTGGACAGCCTATCTTATCAATCAAGTTGTAAAAGAAGATCCAAGATTTGCAGCAATCAAAAATGAGTGTGAGCAGGAAGTCTATCAACTTTACATGGATGTTATCCGTGAAGAAAAAGAATGGGCAGACTATCTATTCAAGATGGGTCCTGTTATTGGATTGAACGCAACTGTTCTGAAAGACTTTGTTGACTATACGGCAAAAGGCGCATTAGCAGACATTGGTATTAAGTATCAAGCAACTGCGCCAAAGAGTACACCTATACCTTGGTTCAACAAGCATAGTGATACTAGCAAGAAACAATCTGCTCTTCAGGAAACGGAGAGTACCAATTACGTGATAGGAGTTATGTCTGACTCATTAGATTATAATGAATTGCCTAATATATGACGGCAGTTATCAAAGTGATATCTTTTCATTGCATTGAAACCACCTTCTAACCCGCAATGCGGACATATTACTTTGTATTTAGGACCCAGTTGTTTGCCCTTCATCTTGTTGGGCAAACCTTTATTCCACGCAGTATATCCTCTTGCCTTAGGACTAGCTAATCTTGCAGCCACTACATTAGATATGTGTTCGGGAGTTTTCTTCTTACCCTTTAAAGATTTACTGGCATTTTGGCGGAACTCAATTGATCTGACTGCCCCACTACCGCCCTCACCACCGTCTGTTCGGTTGTGTAGTATTCCAGTGTTCAGGTCTTTTCGACCATACCACTCAATGTAACGTCTTTCCAAAGCGAACGCACCAATTTCAGTTAAATTTTGTTCTAAAAATATGATTCTAGATTTATCTATCGGGGTGTGAATTCCACCTTCTTTTGTGCGGTGAGGCTGAAATGCTCGTCTTCCTGAGCCTTTGCCAATGTAATAAGGGGTGCCATCTTTTCGTAGATAGGCGTATACGTAATAAATAGACATGCTGATTGCTCCTTTAAAGCGTTAGAGTAGTTGGGAATTCCAGTTCCGCGAACTACACTAGTATTTATGCCAGATAAATTGTTTTTATCTGTCATTATTGATATAATTATTAAAGGAGAAAAATATGAAAGCAATTATTTGGTCACGCTACCATTGCCCTTATTGCGAACAAGCAAAGGCACTACTAACTCAAAAAGGTATTCCATTTGAAGAAAAGAAAATCGGTGATGGATACACTAAAGAAGAATTATTAGAAGCTGTACCAACAGCCAGA